ACAACATCTGCGCCCGCGCCGATTTCTCCTGTCACTGCACGCTCCGCTGGAGCCGCAACTTTGGACACTACAGACCCACGCTCTATCAAGAGCATGACGGCCTCGCAGTGGATCGAAGCTGAACGTGCAAGGCAGATTAAAAAGCTACAAGCACAGAACCGCTAACTCTCTTGAGGTCAGGTATAATGATTACCTGAAATCAGGAGAACAAAATGAGGAGTGACAATTTAGATTTGACGGCTGAAGAACTGAAGCGGCAACGTAACAGGGAAGCATCTGCCAGATATAGAGAGCGAAATCGGGAAAAGTTCAATCAACGTATGCGGGATTGGCGTGAAGCAAATCGGGACAAAGACCGAGAACACAAACGCGAACACCGTAACCGGAAGATTGCAAATGGAACACCAGAAGAAGTTGCTGCATTACGCGCTGCTGAATCTGCAAAAACCAAGCGTAGTCAAGGCCGGTGCAGAGATGAAGTTTTTAGCGCCTACGGGGGTTACAAATGTAAATGCTGCAACGAGACTGAACAAATGTTTTTGTCGATTGACCACATATACAATGACGGCGCCAAAGAAAGAAAATCGGGCAAATACAGTGGTGGAGGGTCAGCCTTCTACAATTGGCTTCGCAAGAATAACTTTCCAAAAGGCTACCAAGTTTTGTGTATGAACTGTCAAGTCGGTAAATACAAGAACGGCGGCGTTTGTCCTCACCAAACTGTTTGAACTTCTTTAAGGAAATAAAATGAGTAATTCGATTCTAACCATTGACATGATCACAAGGAAGGCTTTAGAGATCCTTGAAAATAACCTTGTGCTCACCCGTAACGTGAACCGCCAGTATGACGACAGCTTCGCTGTTGAAGGTGCTAAGATTGGTTCTACACTGCGTATTCGCTTACCCGATCGCGCTTTGGTAACTGACGGCGCTGCCTTGCAAGTGCAAGACGACAACGAGCAGTTCACCACTTTGACCGTTGCCAGCCAAAAGCACATCGGCGTCAACTTCACATCTGCTGAATTGACCATGCAATTGGATGACTTCGCAGAGCGTGTGTTGAAGCCTCGTATCAGCCAGTTGGCATCTTCTATTGATGCAGACGTGGCCAATGCGTACAAAACCATCGGTAACACCGTTGGCACACCTGGCACAACTCCTTCTACTTCTTTGGTCTTGCTCCAAGCCCAGCAGAAGCTGAACGAGAACGCAGCTGTGATGTCTCCCCGTTACGCTACCGTGAACCCTGCTGCCAACGCTGGCTTGGTTGAAGGCATGAAAGGTCTGTTCAATCCTACAGACACTATCAGCAAGCAATTCAAGAACGGCATGATGGGCACTGGCGTGTTGGGCTTTGACGAGATCAACATGTCTCAGTCTATCAAGCAACACACAACTGGTTCGCGCGTTGCCACCGGCAACTCTGTGACCACCACTGTGACTTCTCAAGGTGCTTCTAGCATTGCTTTGACTATCGGCTCTGGCCTGACAGTTAAAGCCGGTGACGTGTTCACTGTTGCTGGTTGCTTCGCTGTGAACCCACAGACCCGTGAATCCACTGGTTCGTTGTTCCAGTTCGTTGCTTTGGCTGACGCCACTGCCAGCGGCACTGCAATCGTCGTGAACGTTGCTCCTATCTACACCGCCGCCAATGCTTTGGCTACCGTGGACAGCTTCCCTGCTTCCGGTGCTGCTGTCGTGTTCGTAGGCGCTGCTTCTAGCCAGTACGCACAGAACTTGGTCTATCACAAGGACGCCATCACCTTCGCAACTGCTGACTTGCTGTTGCCACAAGGTGTTGACATGGCTGCTCGCGCAGTCCACAACGGTATCTCTTTGCGTGTCGTGCGCCAGTACGACATCAACAATGACCGTATGCCTTGCCGTATTGACGTTTTGTACGGCTTCAACACGATCCGCCCACAAATGGGCTGCCGTATCTGGGGCTAATTGATTGGGGCTTCGGCCCCTATCTCTGTTATTAACATTGAAAGGAAATTATCATGGCATTACCTAATGGCGCAGGCGGTTATCAAATTGGTGACGGCAACCTGACAGAAGCACAACTGACGGTTCAAACTATTCCCACAACCTTGACTGGCGACACCACGTTGACCGCTGATCAAGTGGTTGTTGGTTTGGTTGTTTGCAACAAAGGCAGCGATGCTACATTGACCGTGACTCTGCCCACAGCAGCGTTGCTCGATGCAGCCGTTCCTAGCGCAAAAGTTGGCTCTGCTTTCGAGTTGACAATCTGCAACAACAACAACACTGGCGCATCGTCTACCGTTCCTGTCACCACAGGCACTGGTATCACGATCTTCGGTTCTGTGACTGTTCCACGTTTCGGCGCACATACATACCGTTTTGTGCGTACCGGTGACGCTGCCTACTCGGCCTTCTTGAAGTAAACAATGGGGGCTTCGGCCCTCATTTTTAAAGGAACAATTATGACCTCTAATACCAAACCAATTGGTGTTGCTTTTGAAGACCAAGACATCATTGGGTCTAACTTTGTACTGGCTGGTGGCGAGTTGGGCTATACCGCAGAAGCAAGCGGCACAGTGACTCAATTGACAGACAAGTCCACAGCGGTCACGCTGAACAAGTCTGCTGGTCAGATCACACTAAACGGCGCCTCTTTGGCAAACATTACAAATGTTTCGTTCACTTTGAACAACAGCACAATCAGCGCAAAAGACGTTATTATTTTAAGCGTGTCTTCTGGCGCTACCGCTGGTGCTTACAACTGCTGGATTTCTAGCAAAACCACAGGAAGTTGCGTAATCACAATTCGCAACCTTTCGGGCGGTTCGCTGTCTGAAGCTTTTGTAATCAACTTTGCAGTTATCCACGTTCTGTAAACCAAATGGGGGCTAATCACCCCCATTCTTAAATTATGAACATTACATTGACACACCCCATCCACGGCGCAAAGATTGCAACAATGGAGTCTGAGGTTGAAATGGATGAAAGAAATGGCTGGACTCGTTATAATCCAGACACGCCTTCTGAAACTGAAGAAGCGGCTCCTGTGAACGTGCTGGAAGTTAAACGCCGTAGAAAAACCACTGCTGAGGTTTAAAAATGACAACGTACACCGCTGGCCAACAAATCGAACGGGCGCTTAGACTTCTCGGTGTGCTTGCTGAAGGTGAGACGCCCTCTGCGGCTACGTCACAAGACGCCTTGATGGCGTTCAATCAAATGATTGATTCGTGGAACACAGAGCGTTTAGCCGTGTTTTGCACACAAGATCAAGTCTTTACATGGCCAGCAGGCTTAATTAGCCGCACCCTTGGCCCAACTGGTGACTTTGTTGGCCTTCGCCCTATTTTGCTTGATGATGCTACGTACTTTAAAGCAAACAACGGCGTGTCTTACGGCATCAAGATGATTAACCAACAGCAGTACAACGGTATTGCTGTTAAGACCGTAACGTCCACCTACCCACAAGTTATGTGGGTAAACATGACGTTCCCCGATATTGAGATATATCTCTATCCAAGGCCAACGCAAGACTTAGAATTTCACTTTGTATCGGTTGAAGAACTAAATCGCCCCGCCACGCTATCCACGGTGCTGTACTACCCGCCTGGCTATCTGCGTGCGTTTACATACAACTTGGCCATGGAGTTTGCCCCTGAGTTTGGCGTTGAGCCAAGCCCACAAGTGCAGCGCATTGCGATGACTTCTAAGCGTGACCTCAAACGCATCAACAACCCTGATGATGTGATGGCACTGCCTTACGCATTGGTGGCCAACCGCCAGCGTTTCAACATTTATGCCGGTAACTACTAATGAAGACGCCGATTCTTGGCTCTACTTATGTAGCGCGGTCTGTCAATGCGGCAGACGCTCGGATGGTCAATCTGTTTCCAGAGATCGTCCCAGAAGCCGGTAAAGAGCCTGCGTTCTTGAGCCGCGCCCCTGGGCTAAAGTTACTCAACACTATTGGCAACGGCCCGATCCGTGGTTTGTGGGCGTTCTCATCTAGCGACAGCACAGCTTTTGTTGTTTCTGGCACAGAGCTGTACAAGATCACCACCGCTTATGTAGCCACACTGATCGGCAATGTGTCAGGCACTGGCACAGTCAGCATGGCCGACAATGGCACGCAATTGTTTATTGCGGCCAATGGCCCTAGCTACATTTACAACAACACGACAAACGCCTTTGGCCAGATAATTGACCCAGATTTCCCAGGCGCTGTAACTGTGGCCTATCTAGACGGCTACTTTGTGTTCAACCAACCCAACAGCCAGTTGCTGTGGATCACGCAACTGCTAGACGGCACATCTATCGACCCACTCGACTTTGCAAGCACTGAAGGTTCTCCTGACGGCTTGGTAGCCGTGGTGTCTAACTTTCGTGAAGTTTGGGCGTTTGGCACAAACTCAATTGAAGTCTGGTACGACACTGGCGCGACTGACTTCCCCTTGCAACGCATCCAAGGCGCGTTTAACGAGTTGGGCTGCGCTGCCCCTTACTCGGTTGCCAAAATGGACAACGGCTTGTTCTGGCTTGGCCGTGACCGCCGTGGTCAGGGCATTGTCTACCGCGCCAACGGCTACACCGGCCAACGCATCTCAACCCACGCTGTTGAGTGGCAGATCCAACAGTATGCCGACATGTCGGACGCGATTGGCTATACATACCAACAAGACGGTCACAGCTTTTATGTACTGGTTTTCCCTAGTGCTAACACGACTTGGGTTTATGATGCGGCAACGCAAGCCTGGCATGAGCGTGCAGGATTTAACAATGGCGCGTTTACCCGTCACCGTGGCAACTGTCAGATGGCGTTTAACAACAAAATTGTCATTGGCGACTTTGAGAACGGCAACATTTACGCCTTTGACTTAGACGACTATTCGGACAACGGCAGCATCCAGAAATGGTTGCGTTCATGGCGTGCATTGCCTACGGGCACTAACACCCTCAAGCGCACAACCCAGCACATGTTGCAACTGGACTGCGAGTCTGGTGTGGGTTTAACTGGCTCAATGATTGCCGAAACCATATATCTGCTAACTGAAAATAATGATTATTTAATTACCGAAAGCGGCGATTATTTAATTAGCGATGACACAACGCCCCTTACTCAAGGCAGCGACCCTCAAGTTATGTTGCGCTTCTCAGATGACGGTGGCCACACATGGTCAAACGAGCATTGGACATCTATGGGCAAGATTGGCCAGTATTACAAGCGCGTCATTTGGCGGCGTCTGGGCATGACCACCAAGTTGCGTGACCGTGTTTATGAAGTGTCTGGCACTGACCCTGTGAAAATTGCAATCATGGGCGCAGAACTAATTCTGAGTCCAACGAATGCCTAGCCCTAACGCTACGCCAACGCCGATCACGCCACCCCGAGTGCCGTTGATTGACCCACGCACGGGTCTGATTGACCGCGCTTGGTATTTGTTTTTTCTGTCGCTTTTAGATGCGGCCACGATTGTGGACGATGGCGACATTGGCCAGAACGTAGAATCCTTGCTTGCGTCTTACGATGCGGCTTTGCTCTCGGTCAATCAGGAGTTGCAGACCCTACCGCCAGTAGTCACCTTACCAGTTCCTGACGTATTAACTGACTGCTGCTCTGCCTTAGAGTCCCAAGTGGCCGAGATGCAAAAGCAGATCGAGGCGTTGCAAGTGCAACCCATTGTTGACACCGCAGCTATTACTGCCGCCATTAACGCCGCATCGTCAGCGCCAGTCACCAAGACCGCTGACTTTACAGTAGCTGACAATGAGACTTGGATTATTAACAATAAGTCAGGTTCGACTTGTACGGTAACTCTGCCCACGGCAAGCGCATGGACGGGCCGAGAACTTACTTTTAAGAATTTGCAGGCTCAGACCTTGGTGTCTGCATCTAGCAATGTTGTGTTGATTGACGGCACAGTCGCTGGCACAGCAATCCTCTTGGCAGTTGTAGGAAATTGGGCGACAATGGTGTCTGACGGCACTAATTGGGTCATCATGCAACAAGCCGCTAACAATTGCCTCTTATTGGAGTAAACCATGACAGTCACCGTCAAAGTCCTCGTACCGGCTAAATTTGCCGAAAACGCCCAAACAACCCAGTACACAGCGACTGGCGTTACGGCCATCATCGACAAGTTCACAGCGACTAACATCAGCGCGTCTGCCGCTACGATCAGCGTCAACTTGGTCACGGTTGCTGGTTCTGCCGGTAACACCAACTTGATCACCAAGACTAAGACCTTGCAAGCGTCTGAGGTCTATACGTTCCCTGAACTGGTTGGCCAAGTCCTTGGCGTGGGCGACTTTATCAGTACAATTGCAGGCACAGCCAGCGCTATTAACATTCGCGTTTCTGGCCGCGAAGTGACATAAGGAGAACTCTATGAGCTGGAAAAAACTTATAGGCGCGGGTATTGGCTTTTTGGTAGGTGGGCCTGCGGGCTTGGCTGTAGGCGCGTCGCTTGGT